GCACTTCCAGGTTTAAGATTAATACCAGCAACACTTTTAATCTCAAGAGATCCATTAACATTAAGATGTTGTAGTGTTGATACATTACTTACATCATTATGTTGTAATTGGACATCACCATTTCCAGTGCCACCACCAACGCCAAGAATATCAGCTCTAACACCAGCATTAGCAATAATTTGAACAGAAGTAGTAGCACCTCGCGCCATTACTGATTGTAAAGTATCAGATTCAGCAGTGAGATATCCAGCAACTCCATGATCACCCCAACCATATGCTACGTCCCAGTTAGCAGCATTTGCTACAGCAGCATATCCTGCTTGAGCATGATCACCCCAACCGTATGCCGTATCCCAATTTGCTACATTAGTATTAGCAGCATAACCAGAAAGATCTGGTGGAGTAAATGTAAATTCTCCGTTCGCCTGGTTATATGCCAACGCAGAAGTTCCTGCGGCATTAGTTACAATACTAGGTTGTGCCGGAATAACTGGTTTGTTTAAAATAGCAGCAACACTACCACCGCTAGCATTCCAATCAGCATTTACTTGTGCTGCTGGAATTGTAGGTTTATTTGTAAGAGTAAGATAACTACCATCAAAAGGTGTCGCCCACTCAATAGAAGTAGGAGTTGCTGTAAGGACTTGACCAGAAGTACCAGCATTACCTGCTGCCTGTAGTGGTTTTCCAGCAGGAATATTTACACCCTCCTTTACCTCTACTGGAGAGTTATCCCCGTAGTTGGCAATTTGGTTTGCAAGAATTTTTGACATACTTCCAGTCCTGAAGACACTATTTCTAAGCTAGAAGTATTTATTAAAGCGGGAGATCGGACTTGAACCGACGACATTCAGTTTGGAAAACTGACGCTCTACCATCTGAGCTACACCCGCATGTAGGGAGGTGGTCAAACCTCCCGGAGCACATGCACGCCACTTGTTTTATTATTTTAACTGCTAAACAAGAAAACAGCCACACGGAAGGGGTTTTGGCACCACCACTTACTCTTTAACTGGAAGTAAGAAACCAGGCGGCGAAAGACTTCACCCGCACCAGGGCTAGTTTTAAGTCATACCGAGACTAACTGAAGGTGATAGTATCATCATCATTTCTATTGATAACGATGTCTCCTTTGGGGAAATCAAGAACGTTATCTAGGGCATCCATATCACCACCAGGACGGTCGAGATAATCAGATGTCAGATTGAAATTGTATTCAAGTCTGTCACTTTCCCATTGTGATGAGTTGTCAGTAAAACGAATAGTATTACCAACTTTTTGATTTAACTCACGAACATCATTTAATAAATTAAAGAGGTCAGTGAGATAATAATCTTCGCCCTCAGCAAGAGCATTGATAAGTGCTTGACGTGCAGAATCTTCTGCTTTTTCAAGATGGGACTTAATTGACATAGGGATTTCTCACAGAATTGAATTTACGATAGGCACATACATCTGGATCAGGGTCTAACCATTTGGTATACTCTAGATCTTCAAGGCAAGTGTCGAGTTGCATCTGATTGTCAAGGAAATACATGTCTGTATAACGCTTAGTCCATTCATTCATTTTTTGAATGCGGTAGTCAGGTCTACCATTGATCTCTAGAAGACCGCACTGAACATAGCGGTAGGGAGATCTCTCAAGAATTACTGTTGGTTTCATCAGGTTCCTTGTTACTTCCATATTGTAGCACCTCCTCATCGTCATGTAAAGGGAGTGGGACAGTTTTCTTTCTGACCTGCTTGCTGCTCCAGAATGCTAGAGCAATCAAGGCAAAGTAGAACAAGGTATCATCAATCATCACAAGGAAGAAGATGAGACCACCACCAAACCTTAACCAGTTAGGCAATCTCTTGGTGAGTTTACCTACCACAGGAGCAATCTTCTTTTCAAACTTGAAGTAAAGAATTGCTGCTAGTGTAACTGTGATCTCACTCATCGGAACGATGAAGTATAGGGACAGGAACACGAAGATAGGCCAGTAGTGTCTCTCTGGAATCTTTTGAATTAGAGAGACGTACTTAGCGATTAACTTTTTAACTAGCATCATCATGTGTTGTCATCATATCTTCCCAGTCAGTATCAGTAACCTGATCTGCTAGTTCTTTATATTCTTCAGCAGGGACTGCCATGACAGCAGTTCCATCTGGTTTACGAACTATAAAGGATTCACCTGCTTCGATGCGATCCATGTAAGCATCGAAGTCTTTTTCAAATTCAGCAAACGGAACTTCAACCATTGATCTCCTTAAAATCTTTTTCAAAAATTGCCAGACCAGAATCGGTCAGGACATGGTTATACATTTTGTCAAACACAGCAGGTGGCAATGTACATACATTAGCACCATAGAGGAAGCAACGCGAGACATGGTGGACATCTCTCAAACTGGCAGCAAGGATCTTTGTGCGAACACCATGAGCACAGTACAGACCAGAGATAGCACGAACCAGTTCAACACCACTGAAGGAATTATCATTCATACGACCCACGAAAGGTGAGATATATGTGGCACCTGCTTTTGCTGCCATCACTGCCTGAGCAGCACTGAAGCACAAGGTGACGTTAGTTTCGACACCTTGAGCAGTGAGTTCTTTACATGCCTTTAGACCCTCTACAGTGAGAGGCAGTTTGATCGTAACGTTGTCAGCAATATCACGATACTTAATAGCATTGGTAAGCATCTCAAAGCAAGAGTCACCTTCTACTTCAGCAGAGATGCTTTCAAAAGCAAAGTTAGTTGCTAGTGTTTTAATGAACTCCACATAGTCTACACCAGACTTGCGAACTAGTGTAGGATTTGTAGTGATACCATCAACTAGACCAGTCTTATAGCGGTCGGCAATTGCTTCGTAGTCAGCAGTGTCTAGGAAAATTTTCATATTCAGTAGGTTGATTATACTCCGATGCGTTGCTGCATCGAAATACATTGTTCTTTCATATTATACTGGAGTTTATAGTTCTTTGTCAAGACATAATACCCATTAATGGTCACTCCATCATCTGTCCACCCGTAGGCGATTACTTTTTCACATGCTCCATCGATAGTAAAGCATTTGTTACTATGTAAGTATTCGTGATAACGAGCGTCTAGATTAATCATTAGCGTTCCTCAAAAGTGATACGGCGGACCTTGCGTTGGCGTCGTTCCTCCTGGTATTTTAGGTCATCCGGTGTCAGGATACCATGATATTTAATATTATTGTCATGTTTCGTTAGAACCACTTGACCTAGATCAATTGCTCCCACGGTATCGTCCACAACCTTCATCTGATTTGGACACCCACAGAACTGAACCTTGCTATTGCTTGTCAGTTCTTTGTTGCATAATTTACATCTTGCAGATAACATTAGTAAGCATTTAACCTCATATGAGTAATGCTCGAAGAGGGGATCGAACCCCCGACAATCTCCGTGTAAAGGAGGTGCTCTACCTCTGAGCTATTCGAGCGAGTGTCGGTAAGAGGACTTGAACCTCCACGTCATAAGACACCAGAACCTAAACCTGGCGCGTCTACCAATTCCGCCATACCGACAAGGCGTCTCAGGAGGGACTCGAACCCCCGACCAATTCATTAGAAGTGAATTGCTCTATCCATCTGAGCTACTGAGACAAAAAAAGTTAGTTGCCTAACTTATACCAGACATCCAACCAATAGGATTGAGTTGTGTGGTAGTCTTGCCATTAACAGTGGCAATATCATACATCACCTGATGTATATTTTTTACTTCTGTATAGGTATCAACAAGTAAAAGATTTTCTGCTACTGCTTGATCGTAAGCAAGTTTATATTCTTTTTGGTGGAGAGAAAAAGTAGCAGAACCAAACCAAGGATCATCCTTGAGATATATTGGTGCTGGATATGTCATGCTAAAACCATTTTTTTAGTGTAGTCATATGCATAGATTTCACGGTTGCCTTTGATGCCCCATCCCAACCAGTAGTAAGCAGGTTTCATATAGTAAGATACAGTCTGTCCACCGCCTTCAAATTGTGGGAGGACACGTTGAAAGATAGGTTCGTTAATCATCCAGCGAGTCTGACCTTCCAGACTACTGGGATCGCACACATATTTAGCACAGAAGTTACCAAGACCCTTGTAGCGACCAATACTAGTCCACTGAATCAAACCATATCCACCAACCTTACATTCAGTGTAGGATACGCGAGCACCACCTTCACAAATGTTGGAGATGAACTTACTCTCTTGCTTAATGTTACCCATGATCGTAGCAAGGGCATTACGATCTTTGATTTTAGTTTGTTCCTGAAGTTCTTCTAGAACAAACTGCTCTTCTGGAGTACAATCTTCGCATTTCCATGTGAGTTCATACTGTATAATAGGAACTTCTACAGCAGGGGGAGAATCAATCTCAGTAATAGAAGGATATGCACAAGCAGAACTAGTTAGTGTCAGTGCTGTCAATGCCAGAATTCGTTTCATCATACTCAAAATAATCTTTACGGTAGTAGCGTCCGAGGATGTTGCCATTATAGAAGGCAGGGGTGCCATCTGTCAAGCTTTCCGTCAGAACACTGTGTAAGAAGAGTTGGCGGGTCTCCTCGTAGTTGACTCGTCCTGGTGTGGTGTGTAAGGAGAGGATTTCTCTAGCAAAAGACTCCCGTCCATACTGTTTAATATCCTCTTTAAGCTCTGGACAACTTCCAAAGTACTTTCTCCAGTCACTCTCACTTGTAACTCTTCGCCGCTTGCCAGTAGTATTATTACTTCTAGGCTTTCGTTTTTGCCAGAAGTATTTTCTACCGATGTAGGAACGGTTGGTGGTGCTACAGGTAATTTTGTAAACAAAACCATAGTTGTCCCCAATAAGAGACCCGTCAAAGACGCTGCCATGATAGATCCAGGGATTTGGATACTCTTTATTTTCTGCCACATACTCATGATTTAACCTCTAATATTTATGGTTCGTCAAATAAGATCTGATTGATATAATCATTAGCCCACACGTCACCAAAATATTTGGCAAGGATGCGTCTAGTTTTGTCGTTAAGTTTTTGATTTTTACAGTATTGTATCTGCCCGTCGTATCTTAAATCTGCTCCATAGTTATCTCTATCAGATCTCCATACAGCACCAGCATATACATCTAGATATTGATCAACAACACGACAGAAAGTATTTCTTTCATCGTCTGTTCTCAGACTAGCAAACTTACAGTATGGAGAAAAGATGTTGCCCCATGAAGGTACATCCCTGTTATTCTCAAAACTAAAAAATCTACTGATGTCAGCAATATCATCATATATTAGATGACCGATACCATCTACGGGAGAGATATCTGTGATAGCAGCACTAACATTATTGTTATTAGCAACAATATCTGCGCCAAAGATTGGCAAATTAAACTCAGGATCTGGATACCAGATACAATGTAAGATATCAAGTGGTCCTAGAGTAGCAATCTCTAAGTGTACCTTGCGTAAACCAGTACAACTAAACATTTCATTATGAATGTTTAGATTTCCATCTTCAGTTTCCTTATAAACTTTTTCAAATTTATCATCAACATCTAATGGCTCTACACATGGTAGAGTTTTTTGATGCTTACGAATAATCTTAGCAAGATCGTCAATTATTAATCCCATGGGTCACGTATTTGTATTTTATTGCCTGTAGTTGAAATGCTTTTGCTAGACTTGACGGACCCCTTGAGAGGAGATCTCTCTCCTCCTGACTGGGTAGATTTGTCTGTAGGAGGTCTTCCCTCCAACCAGGTAAAGAGTAGTTTGTCACAACTGAAAACCAGCGAACGTATCTTTTTCAACATCTTGCTTAATGCTCCCAATTAAATATGATTCTACTTCTGTTTCCTGAGGAGCAACTTGCATACCTTTAGAAGATAACCAGTGCTCTGTCCATGGAAGAGGGTTATTACTAACAGGAGTATCAAAGATTGCCTTCAATCCAATAGACTTTAGACGACGATTAGCAGTCCACTCAACATACTTAGCAAGAAGTTTGTCATTAAGACCAATAAGAGATCCATCTCGGAACAAATACTCTGCCCAAGACTTCTCTTCTTCTACACACTCACGGAACATCTGATAGACATTCTCTTCCTCTTCCTTAGCAATCTCAACCATCTCA